GTGATTTCGCGACGGGCGATAAGTTTGATACCAACTAAAGTAACTGTTTGGCTCAATGTGCATGATGTAGCACGCATCTAACGTCGACAACAATAAAGGGTGTAGCATAAACAGTGGTAGTGGTATATAGTGAGCAAAGACTAATGCCGCTGCTCTCGCAATCGAGACGATTCCTGTTTCGAGTTTCTGGCTGATGTAGCCGTCGAGGGACTAGGTATAGAGAAAAGGTGAAAACTTTGAATTGGTTCCTTCGAAAGACGCGTTACTCGGCTCCGTTACTGTGGATCGGAGCTGTGGCAGTTGCTGCAGCAATTGCCCAATCCACGGCAACACTCATACAGATCGTCAATAAATCCACCCCAACGGTCACGGCAACCTCTTCCCTGAATCCTTCCGTTTTTGGAACATCTATAACGTTTTCGGCGTCATTGACTGCTGCTCTAGCTGATAACGCAACCGGCACTGTTCAGTGGATGGACGGGGCCACACCCATCGGCAGCCCGGTTCCAGTTGCATCAGCCGGCGCATCAATGCCTTTCTCTGTTCTCACCGCCGGGACCCACTCAATCACAGCGGTTTACAGTGGCGACGGGGACTTTACCGGGGCAACATCGGCGCCGATCAGTCAGGTGGTCAATAAGGCCACACCTGGCGTTGGTGGATTTGCACCGATCACGGTTGCTTCGAGCCTGAACCCGAGCATTTATCAGAACAGCGTGACCTTTACCTCAACGGCGCCGGCTGGAAGTACCGGAACCATTACATTCATGGATTCGACCACAAGCTTGGGAACATCTCCCCTGGTTGCGGGTACAGCGAGCTTGTCTATTCCAACCCTCGTTGCTGGCACGCATCCCATTACCGCCGTTTACAGCGGTGATTCAAACTTTAACGGCGCAACAAGTACGGGCATTTCTCAGGTTGTAAACAAGGCCCCAACGGTTGAGGCGGTCTTTGCAACTCCTCCCACCGGCGTAACGGTTGGATCGAGTGTCACCTTCACGACTCTCGTAAACACTGGCGCGCTTCTCCCAACCGGAACCGTAACTTTCATGGACGGCGCAACCACGCTCGGCACTGGCACGGTTTCATCCGCTACGGCCACCAACCTCTTGCCGTACTCGTCTGACTTTACTCAGTGGACGAGCGACAGCGCAGGCGTTGCAGCACCCACGGTCACAGCAGCGGTTCTTGGTCCAGACGGAGCTAATTCAGCGACGACCCTCACCTACCCCGATACAACTGGTGGCAACCACTCAGGTCTCAAGTTGACGGCAACCGGCACCTTCGCTAGTCAGCAAATGGCTGTGTCGTTCTGGGCTCTCTCCAGCTCCTCCACAGTGCTCACGGTCAAACTTGAGGATGGCGCCGGCGCGAATGCACAGACAGCAACCGAAAACACCTCAGCCACGTGGCAGCGCTTCGTTGTGCCGTTCACAATGGCTGCTGGTGCAGGCTCCAACGCAATCGTTTCGATTCAGGCGGTCAATGAGGCAACCGGAACCGTTTCGATCTACGGAGCGCAGCTCGAGCAAGCGGCAACGGCAGGCGTCTACGTTATGACGACTGGCGCATCGGCGGCTGGTCAGGGTGGCATCGCAACATACACCACGGCGACACTGCTTGGCGGCAATCATCCCGTCACCGGTGTCTACTCTGGTGACACCAACTACCTGGGTAACACGGGCGCACTGAACAGCCCGCTCACCGTAGGCCAGGGCTCGGCGACCGCTGTTGTGGCGAGTTCCTTGTCCCCAAGCAACTATGGTGTATCTGTTACCTTCACCGCAACCGTGACTGGCCCGAACGCCACCCCGACTGGAACGATTACGTTCCTTGACGGAGCAACGACGATTGGCACGGGCACACTCGATGCCACCGGCAAGGCCACGATGTCCATCTCGTCGCTTGTTGTGGGCAATCACCCGATCACCGTCCAATATGGTGGGGACAGCAACTTCAATGCTGTGACCTCATCTTCAATCACTCAAACCGTAAATGCCGTAGCTGCAATCGTGACGGTCACCAGTTCGATCAACCCGTCCACCTTCGGTCAGAGCGTTGTCTTCACCGCAACAGTCACAGGCGCCGGGGCTACCCCAACTGGTACCGTGGCAGTTACGGATGGGGCAACAACACTGGGAACGATTACCCTCAACGCGAGCGGTAGCGGTGTCCTCACAACTGCGACGCTGACGGGCGGATCTCATTCCCTACTGTTCACCTACAGCGGCGATTCAAACTACACGCATTAAATAACAGCGAGGGCCTGCCGATAACAATCGGCAGGCCCCCACACATTTTCCTTTGTTGTCAAAGTACCCCGGCCTGAAGGCCAGAGCTTGTTAGCAGCAAGTTCATATTGACCAGGGTCAGTGCGGCGCAAGCCGCACTACGTTGAGATTAGGTTCAAGACCGACGTTCGAATGCTTCCTCAGTTCGGACCTCTCGAAGTTGCGACAGCAGACAAGCTGGGTAAAGCACGAAACGGGTCGCAACCCAACGCCGGATCTCAACATTCCCGAGGGGAGACGCCTCGCAAGAGGCGCGTCACAAGTGCCCGTAAGGGCAGTTTATTTCAAGGAGTTTTACCATGGCAGTCTACGTTCTCGGCAAACACAAAACACCGCTAATGCCCTGTACTGAGCGCCGGGCACGACTCCTTCTCGAAAGGGGACGTGCCCGCATTCACCGCATGTTCCCTTTCACCATCCGCCTGATCGACCGCGAAAACGGGTCGATCCAGCCACTCATTCTCAAACTCGATCCCGGCTCAAAGCAGACCGGAATCGCCATCATTCGCGAGAACGAAAGCACCGCGCATGTCGTCTCTCTGATTGAACTCAAGCACCGCGGCGCGGCGATCAGTAAGTCCCTCAAGCAGCGCGCCAGCTTCCGCCGCCGACGCCGTAGCGCGAACCTGCGCTACCGCGCGCCCCGCTTCGACAACCGCCGCAGGCCTGAAGGCTGGATCGCTCCATCGCTTCAGCACCGCGTCGACACCGTTATCTCAACCGTGGCACGTCTGCGGAATGTTGCGCCGATCACCTCGATCATTCAAGAGCTCGTCCGGTTCGACATGCAGCTCATCTCAGGAGTCGAGTACCAGAACGGCACTCTGGTCGGGTACGAGCTGCGCGAATACTTGCTTGAAAAGTGGGGCCGCCAATGCGCCTACTGCGACAAAAAAGACGCGCCGTTGAACCTCGATCACGTCCACCCGAAAGCAAAAGGTGGCTCGAATCGCTTGTCAAACCTCGCCTTGGCGTGCATCCCTTGCAACCAGAAAAAGGGTAGCAAGACCATCGAAGCGTTCCTGTCGAACGACCCGGCACGCCTCGAACGAATCAAACGGCAACTGAAACGGCCTTTGGCCGACGCAGCAGCCGTCAACACCACTCGATGGGCTCTCTTCAATGCTTTGGCTGCATCCGGCTTGCCGGTTACAACCGGCAGCGGCGGACGCACAAAATACAACCGCCACCGTCTTTCGATCCCCAAGTCCCATGCCCTCGACGCAGTTTGCGCCGGAAACATGGACTTGATCGGCAGTATCGACGGTTCGCAGCAGCCAACTCTGTTGGTCACGGCCAACGGACGTGGAGCCTACAAACGCACTCGACTCACCGCAAATGGCTTTCCTCGCGGATACCTCATGCGCTCGAAATCAGTCCACGGATTTACCACCGGAGACATGGTTCGAGCAGTCGTTCCCTCGGGCAAAAAGCAGGGAAACTATGTAGCGCGGGTCGCAATTCGCGCCTCCGGATCATTCAACCTGCAACTAGAGTCCAGCGTCGTTCAGAGCGTTTCGCACAAATACTGCCGTTGTCTCCAACGAGGTAACGGCTTCGGTTACACACTTATAGCACCGACAAGAAAGGAAGACGAGAACAGGGGGCGCGCGCCGCGCGCCGTGCTATTCCTCCCCGGCCTCAACGCCGAGGTCTCTCGCAACATCTGATGACTATGAAAGCTACATCGAGATTACTGCTGGCGATCGCGGCACTTGCCTGTACTCCGGCATGGTCTCAAGCACCTCTGACGCAGGTCGTGGTGAGGATTGCACCGGTTGTGACGGTCGCAACCGTTCCATCCAATGCCCCCCGAGCTGCCGGTTCTTCTGTTCAATTCGACGCGCAAGTCACTGGCATCGCCGTTGCAGCGCCCACAGGGACGCTTACCTACACACTCACTTCCCTTGGCAGTGAGCCAGTTCTCACTGGCACCGCGCCCATCGTCGGTGGACTCTCTACGTGGACCGCGGCACCCGCGCCAGAAGGCTATACAGTCTCCGTATCCTACCCTGGCGATGTCAATTACCTACCTCTGTCCGCGTCACTGCCGGCCGGCCCAGCGGAAGACTTTGACTTTACCCTCCCCACCGTGACGATGGCGCAGGGCACTACATGGAACGGCGCCATGCAGGTAGTCTCGTTGAATGGCTTCACTGGAACGATTGTGTGGGCTTGTCAGAACGTCCCCACGCAGATCGGTTGTCCCATGTCGCAGACTGCTTCCGTGTTCACTCCTGCGAACATGGCCGTACCCCAAACCTGCCCGCTGACAATCACAACATCTCCTGGCGACTTCATTCCGGCAGCGGGCTTGATCCTGTTGGGGTTTGCTTTCTCCTTCAAGTCGCGCCGCCGCCTGCAGCTATTCGCAGGTCTCGCGTTCAGTTGTGCTCTCTTGTTCGGCGTTACCGGGT